TGTAGATTCCAATTGGTGATTGTGACCCCGTTGACTATTTCAGTTGTTGGTGGGATTGGCTCACTGCTGTTGAGCAACACAAAACTGCGATTCTCTACCATGGGATATAGAGACAACACATTGTTTGTGCGCACAATGTAATTTTTCAATGCGGCAAACCTATCCACAAACATAGACTGTCGTGGACGGAATTGCACGCCGTACCTTTCGGCATCATTTAACGTGGGGTCAGGAACCAAGTTGCCAGCAGTGTCTACTCCGCAAAAACTATCTTGTAATTTTCGGTATAGATTTGTACTCAAGAATCCATCGGCTTTGTCTTGTGCAATTAACTCATATTCAACGTGTACATTGCTGTCTGTATACTCGCGATCGAACTCAATGCTGATCACAGTATCTTCTGCTTCAATAATTGTAGTAGCATTATAAATTGCCACGGTGCTGGCATTTACCGGAGCAACATACGCAATACCGCTTGCTTTGGGGTTTTCAATATAGTTGGCAACTGTTTGAGGCGCTAATGTTTTACCTTGCTGAGTAGCCACTGTTGTAAGGCCTCGCACCCAGAAATAATAATAGGTATTAAACGTGCCATCAACACCTAATCGTGTGTTCATAGTGTAGGAATACACATTCAATGGCAATCCTGGACCAGTGTAGTTCGCTGGCGCTACAGTAGATTGAATCCACTGGTACATATCAATTGTACTGCCTGGGAATACTTGCCCCCATCGACGACTGGCGTACACTATGTCGTCTTGATTGGGGTCAATGAATCGTACTGTGCTAATATCCCACCAAACCTGCCCAACATATTCAGCATTCCAGGTGTTGCCTGCATTGTTAACAGGACCAACATTGTATCCTGCAGGATCAATGGCACTGATATAATCAATGTTTTGTTTTGCGGCGCCCAGAATCTTGCCTTGCAATGGGTTAAAGAAATCGAATTGCTCAGTTCTTGCGCTGGTAATACGATCGTATGTGAATATGGAATTCAATAAACGAGTATCAACCACTGGTTGTTGTACCCGGATTGGAGTCCAAGCAAGGGCACGGTTGGTATTTTCAAATACAAATACACGACCATAATTGGCGCCACTGCTGTCCGCACTAGTAGCATCACTACCAGGTGCGCCGGCCATCAACACACCATCAACATAACTTACCGAGGCACCATACACATCGTATGTTTCTACATTGGTGTTTTGTATTTGCAATCCAAACACAAACTTACCAGGATTAGTTACACTTTGATTTGCGCTGTTCAAGTAATCATATGTGTATACTGCACCACTTTGTACCACTTCAGAGAAAAAGATTGTGCTCTTTTCGTCAAAATCTGTTGTGCCATCATCAAACTCGGTGATTAGGTACAGCGTGCCTGAAGGGGCGCCAACTACCAAGTTAATAGCAGAGTCGTCTATGCTGATGCTGTATCCAAATCCTGCAAAATCCACAGGATAAGGGCTGTATATACTTTGAGTATACACAAAAGTTTCAAATCCAAGGTCATCAAATGCAGTGCTAACTGATCCTGGAAGCGGACCAGTTGACCCGGGCGCTACTTGTAGTTTGTTTCCTGGCGTAGCAGATGCGGGGTTCGTTACAAAAATAGTCAAGTATCCAGTTGCGGATACACTGGCCGTGACGTTTGGCACAGTTTCTGTGATTGATTGTGCCAGTCGTTGCAGGCTGGTTTGTTCAGCAGTAGGGAATAAAATTTCAATGTCTTGATTGTTGACTCGCAAGGTATCACCAGCAGTTAACATTGGATTGGCATTTAAAGATACTGTACTGCCATATGACCGGCTTTGATTTACACTACGTTGCACACTGCCTGCCTTCCATCCATTGGTACTGTCTTGCGGTGCGCCAACATACAAACTGCAACTGTAAACACAGATGTCAACTGATTGACCAAAGTTGGTGTATTCAGTTACTGTGTCTTTGGTAATCTTTTGCATCTGTGAGAATTGATTTGTTTCAATCTCTATCACATCACCTACTTGCAGATCTGAGTTGATGGTAATATCGTTGCCATTAACTGTGAAACTGTCTGGTGCGTCAATTGTACTGTCTGTTTGGTTTACTAGGAACACATTGTTAACTATGACACTCACGGGATTGGTCACAGTGCCCAATACTGTGAACATGGTTGAACTTGGGTCAGTTCCGTATATGAACCGCTGAACGTTACGATCAAACACATACACGCTACCAGCATCAACTTTGCCATCAATATCTTCGTCTTTACAACCAATCATGACTTGTCGGCCATCCACAGTGGTAGATACACTATATCCAAATTGTGCATCAGCTGCCAATCCAGCAACGGTTAATGTATCCACATACTCAAAATAACTTTCTGCTTGTACAACAATACTATTACCAGCTGCAGGGATATTAACAAAAGTTATATCTTTAGTACCTGAATTAAAAGTGTAATCAATACCTGGACGCTGTAACACAGTATTAACATATACAGAGAATGAATAGATGTTGTCAGCTGTGAAGAAGTATTCATTTAATGAGAATACTGATGTTAGACTCACTGGTGTATATGCAATAGAGAATGATTCAACTGACCCACCTGTGCCAACGGTGCTTACTGTCAGTACCAAGTTGGCCTGTCCGCCAAACTTACTGGCAGCAAATGTTATGGTGTTGCCAACTACATATCCACTTCCGCCGGCGGTGACACCAACACCGCCACTAGTAGCACCTGGTTGTCCAACTTGATTGCGAACTCGACGAATAGTAAATTCTGCACCTGCTCCTAGACCTGTTGTTGATGTTTGCGTAACATTGTAGTAGTTGCCAGCGTCAATATTTTTGTTACTATATCGATGAATATCAACTAATACGCCAACAGGTGGTGCTGTAGTAAATGTAACTGTTGCTAGTACAGTATCAACTGTGTAATCAACATTGAGTAATTGTTCTGTTCCGTCGAGTGTTACCAATAATTGTGTGGCAGCATCGATTTGTATAGTTTGAGTAATATCAAAAGATTTGGTAACTCCGTCACCCCTGACTTTGATAAATTGATCCTGCCAGTCCACACGACCATAAGCATACACTTTGTTAGCAGCCGGTGCGCCAACATACAACCAACGTTCATCAGTGCTGATCGCCACACTGTGCCCAAACAATCCTGATTCTGTGTTATTAGGCGATATCAATAACTGCCATTGTGCGTAAGGAATAACTCCTGGTTCACCAAGAGTTGGGTCACGGTAAATTATAGAGGTGTATCCAACATCTACTTGTCCTGCTGGACCCAGGCTTTTGCTTGCACCAGCAACTGCCCATGTTTGATTTCCAAAATCCACAGCATTGCCGTACCCAAGAACACCTGTCGCATCTAGTGTTAAAATAGCGTCGCCATCTGCAACTGGACTTACCGGTGCATATTGATCACTGTAATTTTTAACGTATACGTACACAGCTCCTTTTTCGTTGCCAACTGGAAAGCCGTAGCGTGGACTGCCAACCAGAGCCGCAAATCTATTGCGAGCTTGTGCAACACTTTGTCCGTACTGTTCCGTGGCATCCAGTAGATCTGGTGCCAACTCAATAACATCAGAGAATTGATTTTCTTTTTGTAATACTGCCCAGTGACCTGTTCCGTCGTCATCTACCCATACCTTGGCACCTGTTTGTATATCATCAGTGTAGGGCAGAGTTATAATATCGCTAGCTTGGCTCACACGTTGAGTTTGCAATGTAAATCCAATGCCAACGCCATTGATAATTGTCTGGCCACCAGGAGTAAATGTGTATGCAATAGTCACACGGTTAATGCCTTGCACAGTTAGTACTCTGTATACCCCATCAACTCTTACATCAAACTGTTTGATAATCAATCGATCACCAACCGACAAGCCATGTGGCTTTGTGAAGTTTACAATAGATGTGCCATCTAAGTTATCACATATGTGGTCAATGAATCCTGGAATGTTTACACAACGATATATATCCCACCCGTAGTTGTTGACTTTGGCAACCCAGACTGTAGCACCCACGCTTACTGCTCCTAGATTGGCAGCAATTGTTGATCGAGATCCCAAATCAAATGTGGTAATGTCAGCGTCGTCAAGATTAACATACCCAGCCGTGGGCAACGCAGTATCAGTGATTTGCGTCATTGTAGTTGGCATGAAGTCTGGTGAAGTTAATTTATAACTTTGGCGCCATACATTGGATAAGAAGATAGTTTGATCGGCCTGGCTTTGTTCACCAGGTTGAATAACTTGTACAAGACTCGGATTGGCACTTAGTAATGCACGATTTAATTTTAATTCCACAAAGCTACGATTTGCGTTTGCTCCGTATACTGCACGTTGTACCGCCCAGTTTTCATAAATTTGGTAATCTGCTGATTCTTTGCCAAGGTTGGCATTGCTTAACAGTTCTGCTGCCTGAATTGTTCCTTTGGTACCCAAGAACTGTGAGTAAACATTAACCTGGCTCACATCGTCAAGATTCAGCGCAGCCATATATTCACGTGGCCGGAATCCAATCAGACCATAGCTCAGCAGGTCGTTGTCGTTTTCTAAGTTGGCGCTGTTGATACTGTATGAATTTTGTAGTTGGTTGGCCTTGTTAGAAATATTTGGCAGCAGGCCCAATTCAATCTGTGTGTAGTCACTCTTGACCCACTTGTTAAAATCAAAACTGATGCTTGGGTCAACAATGACTATTGCACTCCAGTACTGATCCTTATACTTGACAATTTGGCCTTTAGAATACTTTTTAAGTCCTGACCATTCTTCAACATTGTCTTGATTAAGAATAAAACCTTGTGCATCAACTGTGCCGTTCCATTCAGTACTAGTTACGCCAACAAAACTCAAACGACTCTGTCGGGCACCTGTGATTGGCTCAAATATCAAATCACCAAACACACTCTTATTATTCAACACAATCATGTGCTCAAAGTTTGTGAATCGTAAGTCAGCAAAACTCAAACTTTGGTCAGTTAATGGTTGTAGAGTCAGTGTATTGGCAAGGCGAACAATATTAATATTACGAGTTGGTAATTCGCGCTTGTTTTGATCTAGGATAACATTTTCGCTGGTTTGTGTAACAATACTATCAACCACAGCGCCTGGTTTGGTTATTGTTAACGCACCAGCTAGTGGGTTGAGATTGATCAAGCAATTGTTTTCCCATCCTTGCTGACTCCAGTACAGGAATTCAACTACCATTTGGCCCCAGTCCAGTTGATATCCATTGACTCTGTCGTCAAACGATAGGCCTTGCTGTTCTAATAATTTTCCATAACTTAACAAGAAATCACAAACACTGGTTTGATTTGTAAACACGTATCCATACGGAACTTGTGCTACATTGTTGGTATAACTTGTTGGCACACGAACCGTAACATCGCCAACTGTGTATGGTTTTAATAAACCTGATGATTGACTGACTAAAATATCAAAGTATGGTTGTGTGGTTGAATAGCCGTAAACTGCATACCCGCCTTCAACAATCTGAATCACTATTGAACTATAAACCACTCGATCAAACGGCTGGTTCTTATACAACACCAAGTCATAACTTTCGTCAGGGATCAACAAAGTAGTGTTTAAACTGTTAGGACTAGATTTTTCCGTGTATAATTTAATATATTGTTTGTCTGAAAAACTTGCCAATCGATAGCATAATCGTACATCAATACTCTGCAAGTCTGCTTCCAGAGCTTGTGTGCTGTTTATACCAGTAACACGATTATAATCAACAATCCAGTTGATAAAACTAGCCTTGCTAGTACCGTCACCATATACTTGTATGCCATTGGCATCAAGACGATATCGATCGTTGTACAGATACTGACCAAACTCAGACTGGTAGCGATACAGATCTCTGTCGGCAAATAATGCGTAAAACTTTGCTGGCACAGTCAATGCATAAAGTCGCATGATTGCAAACGGATATGCGCTGGAGTTCCACCAAGAGGCTTCTACCGGACTACCATCGCCTGCTGTCCAGCTTTTCTGAAATGTTGTGTTGTTGTAATTGCCAACAACACATTCAAACGGGCTTACTAGGTTGCCTTCTGTGTCAACAGGAATTACTTGGGTAAGTCCGGGACGAACATATGCTGGACGAACATATGCTCCTGCCGGATCGGCAACAATACCAGCTTCAAGGTCGTCCCACAACACCATATTTTCTGATGTATATGGGCCAGCACCGTAAACAGTATCCCACCAGGTAGGCTTGATAGTGAAGCCCAGCATCTCCCAAGGTGTACGTGCTGGGTTTTGTGTGTCGTAGAAATATTTGTAGATACCACGCCATGCACCTACTAGATTTTCTGTTGTTGTTAATTTGTTCTGCGAATCACTATAGTTCCACGAAAACTCGTTGGACGCATTATAATCTTGTGTGTTGTAATCTAACTTGTTCCAGCCAACATAACTTAAAAAGTCAACATCTAGTATAGCGTTGACTTCAGCGGTGGAATATCCGGTGTTGCGGAATTGTCCTGGCATAACATCAGTGACATTAATTGGCACCGGGTTTCCATCTAGTTTTAGGTTGTTAAAAATTCTTGTTTCAAACTCGAGCAACACTTGATCTCGGATGTCGCCAAATGCCGGAGTTCGACTACCATCATGGCCAATAATAACCACACTGTTTCCATTGGTGGTTTTGATTGCTGTTATCACCGGACGGAATGATGGATATAATCCCAGTTTGGTAGGTGTGTTGGGTACAAAATTACCATAGGTAGCAGAATACTCTTGAATAGTAATAACATCGCCAATGGCCAATGGCACCAACATTGTGATTCGAGGGCCATCAGTTGCTACAACATAGTCAAAGTCGCGAGTGAGTAATACATCATTTTTATAAACCAGCAGTCCAAGATAGTTTGCAGAGGTATAGTTATAAATTTGTACAGTATCAAACACATTAGTAGTAATTAAACTTATTGTATATTTGTTTTCTATATACACAGAGCCAGTTGGCAACATGTCTGACCAATAGAATGGATTTGATTCTAATCTGCCTGATGTGATGTTGGCAATCGCTTCAACTAATATTTGTGCCGGTGTTTCAGAATACAATGTCAAGTTAGTGACTTCGTTCAGCATTAAATCTTTGAACTTTTGATACTCACGTGAGTTATATTGCAGTGATGCAAAAATATTGTATTCTTTACTGCGATTAAAGTATCCAGCCAAGGTCAACGGACTGCTTTGTTGCAGGATAACTAGACCGTAAGGACCAATTGCTCCTAGATCTCTTGTGTTGTTGGCTCCGTTGATTGGTCCAGACAGTGTGATCAAATTTTCGCAAATTGATTCGTAATGTGTGCGAATAGTACCCAGTGTGAATGCATCACTGTTACCATTAAGAGGATTGTTCTCTAGATTAATAGGAACTTGATAAAATGCCACTTGACTTGTCTGATCGCTCAACGCAAGAACTTCAACAATATCGCCGATGGCATAGGTATTGTCTAGTGTGATAGTAGAAGAATTAGCGGTGGTTGCTAGTGTATATGTGCCTGGATCTTTAAACTTGCTGCCAACATATATTTTTACTGCAGGAACAATGCCATCACTTTGTGCTTGAATGTCCAATAGCAATGACTTACCTTCGTAGGTAAATTTAAACTGTTGTCTAATCTGTGTAGGTGTAACAGCAACATCCCACCCCAGCAATCGATCATATACCAATCTTGATATGTATTCTCTTGGAAATCCAGTGCTGATGACCTGAGTAGTACTGACATTATCACGTACATACAAGAATGTGTCCTTGTATAAATTGTTTTCAAATACAATATCTCCAACGTTATTTAAATTTAAATATTGCAATGGGAATTGTAAAATAGGGTCCAGGATACCTGTGGAGCCTTCGGCATAACTGAACAGTTTTGATCCTGTAAATGTAGTTGAAGGATATGTTACTTTGTTTCCAAAACTTATGCCGTCAGCATCATACACATTGAACAATGGCGCTTGTTGCACTTTGGTTTTTAATTGTGCTTGTTGCCAGACCACACCGTCATACCAGAAAGTAAGTCCTTTAAGTGTTGTCCCGTCAAGGCAAACTGTGCTTTGATCAAGTAATACATTGCCGTCGGTGGCCAATGTCAAGTTAATCACTGGTTGCGCAATTTCTGGTGGTACTCCGTCAGGTGTGATAAAATTCACAATCCAAATTTTGTTTCGCACATTGGCGTCAGCATCTTTAGCAAAGATTACGCGACTACCTTCAACAAAACTGTACCCGTCAACTGTGTACCCTGTGGTTCCTTCAATATTACTAAACGCATCTGTCTCGCTAAAGTCAATTACATTAACTGGTTGTTTGCCTTCTGTGCCCATATTGTAAAGACGCATTCCAGAACGGAATTGAATAATTGGGCGCTTGGCACGGTACTGGTTGTCAATAGTAACATCAGTATTGTTGTATTTGGCAGTATCATTGATAACATCAATGTGGAACCAACGATTGCTACGGCTCCATGCATTGAGATCTGGACTGGACCGATCAATTGTTAGATAGTCAAGCTGTGATGGCTCATTTGCAATTGTGCTATCGTATGCATCAACTACGTATGTCTCGGGACAGACAAAGTCTGACACTGGTAGTAATTTTATGGCGGTACCGACTCCACTAACATAGTACTCGTTATTGATGTAACTTGACGGAACCACGTCGCCTCGAAATACTACTTTGAGCCCGTTGGTAAATGTTACATTATTAGGACTGGTATAGGTTTTCTTATTGACAATTTCTTCAATATAAAGTGTAGAGCTCTGCGACTGTTCAATCAACCTAACGCGGCCAAATATTCCTGGGTCAGTGCCGTCTTGATAATACAATGTATCCTGTGCCGCTGTCAGCAGTGGGATTGGTTTGAACACGCCAGCATCATTTTTGAACCACCCGGTACTGGCGTATGTGTTGCCGTACAGGATAGTAAATTTTTGCAAATTGTCAATGGTACCAACATTAATTAATTGTAGGTATGTGGGTCCTGAACCAGTGATGTAGTTTATTTGCCAAATACCGTAACGCTGATTTAGTGGCACCACTGTAGAACCGTTGATCCAGCCTTCTGTGGTTGTGGTATTGAATATGAGTGTTCTGCCATCTAATGCTGTGATACCGTCAATGCCGTTATATGTAAGAATAAAGTCATCTAGTAAAACATTGTTAATCTGGTCAAATTGCAAGGTAGTCAGCAAGTCAACTGATCCAATACTGTCTAGATCATAATAAAATTGTTGTGCAGTTTTGGTAGGAACGTTAAATGTTATGGTACCAAGATCTTCACCGTTGTTGGTCACGCCATACACATTTCGTGAACTGATGTTCGGAGTGGCTGGTACTACACCGCTGATGCCTGGGGCCGATTGGAACCAAAATCCTGGACCTGTACCGGCGGTGCCATCAATAATGTTAAGTTGTCCCCGCATGTTTGACTGTGTGGCACAGGAATAATACAAGGTATCTGGTGCATCCTGTGGTACTACAAATGTTAATAGTCCAGTTACTGCTCCGTTATTTGTAACTCCGTCACTGTAGATATCGTTCAATCCTGTGGTTTCTGCAGTTTTAATGTAGAATGGATATGCTCCGCCTGTTAATGTCAAATTAAACACATAGGTATTGCCGCGGGCAAGTGTCAAGGTAGGATTGTTTACAAAATCAATAACATATGCAGTGGTGCCCGAATTAGTTACACCATAATTCACAGTCTCTTTGTCATTTTGTGCAACTTGGAATGTATAACTTCCTCCACGCACTAGATCAAGTGTGGGATTATCACCATTTAGTCCAGAGAAGGTGTATACGCCATTGTCCCGTGTGACTACAAAATTATCAGTGGCAGGCACCCCAGTGGCGGCTACATCAACTGCTTCAGGGCCGTTTGGTAACCAGAAGTACTGACTGAAGTTGATGAATGTGTCCCAGGCAATAAACGGGTCCCATGTGTAGTATTCGCTCTGGAACAATCTATCTGGGCGAGTCGCGTCGCCGCCTTGGTATGTGATACTATCCAGTAGGCCTGGATATGTGATAGCGTCTTCAATAGTATCAGTATCTGGTTTAAGACTAATGATACCAGGTTCTAATTGATAGTCAGCACGAACCTTGGTAGGTTCTATCACATACTTTTCATTTGGGTTTACACCTGGGCCAACGGTGCGGCCAATGAATCCTTGAGTCTTTTTAAATTTGGGTTCTTGTATCAACTGGTCCAGCGTGGCCGCCAGGAACTGTTTGTTTACATCAGTCTGAAAAATTTCAGGTAAAAAATCTACGCTTCGTACTTTTGCCATTAAATGACTCCACTGCCTGGTGCTGTTCTAAGATTGGTGCTGGTCAGGGCTTCAATCACATCTATATTAGTTATGTCCGCTGCATTTACAAAAATTTCGTTGGGCTCAGATCTGATCTCATACAGGTCACCAAAACTCTTTTGAGTATCTAGTGGTACTAGTACTACTGAACTGATAATACTTCCAAGAGTTCTATGTAGGTATCCTGCCAGTTCAGAGAAGTAGAAAGTGTCTCCAAAGTTCCATTTGTCAATACTGAAATATGTATTCATTGCTGCCACCACGCTACTCTTGATCTCGCTGGTGCTGGCTGTTGATCCTTGTGCTTTGATCACTTTGATTGTGGCTCTTAATTGCTGTGCTGCCTTGGCACCAAACAAAGGTTTAAAATTCACTGAGTTCAACACAATGTTGTCTGAAATCATTTTGTAATCTTGAAGACCTTGATACGCAGTTGATAGCTCATCAATGGTTGGCACATCTGGTTGTGCAACTGTGCCAGTAGAGTCCCTGATCCAGTTCTGATAGGCAGTATAATATGCCTGCGTAACCACATACAAGTCAATGATGTTTGTGGTACCTGGATCAATACGATTGGTCAGTGGTGAGTTATGGCGATATTGGAAATACAAGTTTTGACGGCCTGCTTTGGCAATCCATCCGGATTGTTCAACCAAAGTTCTTGTTCCAGCAACGTTGATACTGAGCAAATAAAATGCCGGGGCAACAATTGCTTCGCCAAGACTGTTGTAAGTTCCGTAGGCATAGAATATCTGTCCTGGACTCCATTCGCTTTTTACCACTTCAATGTCATCTAGTGTGGCATAGTCTGAATTAACAACACCTTCTTCTACTAGCAAGTAACGTTGTAAATTATCAAAGTCCACTGTTTGTTGCAAGAACACCCACGGACCTGTGCCAGGAATATCTGGCACAACACCAACAATTTCTTCAAAGAAGTCTGGATTGTCTGGAACTCCGTCGTTGTCTGAGTCACGGAAACTGACCAGCACCTGGAAGTCATCAACATATCCGTCGCTTTCAACAGGCTGTCCAATGATATTCATATAGATATCACTTTGTAATGGCTTGCTGTCATTTGGTTGTGTGTTCATTGCCAACACATTGATAAAGTCCTTGATAATGGTGCCTGTACGACTGTCATATACCAATTGATCATCATAGAAGAAGAATCGTGTTTGTAGCACTGACCCAAAATTATAAGCAAGGCCGCGGAAGGTCACGGTGTAGTTTTGATTTTCTACCACAAACTGCGCCATCCAACTGGCATCTAGACCTTGGCCCGATGTGTCGCCTGCATAATCCTGGCTCCATGTGGCATTTGTGTCAAGATTAGTGCTAGTAATAAGATACCATGTTCCAGCAGCAATTGTTGCTCCTTGCGGTGTTGTTATCTCTGTGCTGGCATATCCAATACCAAAATTACGGAACAATTCAATTTGGTCGCCCATTTGTTGTTCAAGTGACAATGGCAGGTCTGTGATAAACACAGGAATAATACTGTCAACTACTGCACCTGTTGGTACAAAATTATTAAGAGTCACAGGGCCGGCGCCGGATGAGAAATTGCCAGCTCCTCCGTTGTACCCGTCACCAACTACAGCTTGTGGGCTTGCCCAGATTTCTAAACTTTCATCAGGCTTGGTTGGTACACCTGGTTGCAGTCTGTTGTTACGATCAAAATAGTAGTTGATACCATTAATAGTTGGCGCGGTGAATTTAATGATGCTACCAGCTTGTACATATTTAAAAACAGATGTGGTGCTCCCGCCAACAGGAATAGCATTGCCATTGGCATTTTTAAAATAGCCAGTGGTTTCGTTTGCTAAAGTAGTACTCTGTTGCCAAGTGCTTAGTGCTGTTGTTCCTGTGTTAATTGTAGGTCTTGGGAAATTGGCATAATAAAACTGCTTCATTGTGGCCTGCCCAATTTGTGGCTGTGCGGTGTTATTCACAAAGTCAGCAATTTCATTGCGGTTGATCCAGGAGAACAATATTGTGGGTAAAATATTTTGTTCCCACAACGCACCATCACTGCTGAAGGTATTAGTTGACGAGTACTTGCCAGTGTTGTCAACTAAATCCAAGTAACGACTAGTACCAATTGAGCTACGATTCAATGCTTTTGATTTGATAATTGAGTTATAAGCAGTGTACGGAAATAGATTGTAGTCTTCGCCATTGACCATACGATTTTGAGTTTAGTAACGAGCAGGAGCACGTTGCTTGATAGAATCAATACTTTCACGTGACTGTGCATTTGACACCGGCTGAGTGATACCGCAGGTGAATGTAATTGTTTGAATGTTTCCGTTGCGATCAGTGTAACTGATTGGCAATGTAACATTTTGCATTTCTTCTGGGTTGATAATGTATTGCAATCCGTTTGATGCGCGAGTGTAACAACGGAAGATGCCAACTGGGATTTCAGAAAATACTCCGTCGCCAAACACCAATGTAATTTGATCATTGCTACGACTTGTGGTAGAATAGATAGGACGTAGGGCCACTGTTTGTTCAGCGGCAGCAGTGTACACGCTTTCTACATACTGCCATTCGCGATTGATATTGCCTAGCGTGGTGAGTTCAAACAACCAACGGTCATCGTTGTTTACTCCTTCCACGTTGATATTCACTGTGCGATTACTAGTACGCTCAGACAAGTTAAAATCTGTGTTCTGCAGAGTACCCTGCTTGAACATAAAGAAATAACCAGTATTTGCTGAACTAAATCCCAACTGGTCGTTACGGTATAGCACATTAAAACTTGTGTTAGGAACTGGTGGCGGCTCGTACAGATAATCGCGACCAACGCTGGTAGATGTTGTTGCTTCAAATGGCATATTAACACCATCAACTGTGGCAGTGTACGGAATCACCGGCAGAAAGCCTGGCACTAGATTAACTGCATATTCAGCAGTAGCAACTCCCAACAATGTTTGTCTGTTGCCTGGGCGGCCAATGCGCTGAGTATCAACCAAGGATGCATTGATAATAGCTGTGAATTGTTCTTGCCAGTCGGGGTTAGTGGGATCGGCCCAGTCAACTGTTACATTGCTTAGGTTAACACCGTTGTAGTCCACAACGTTTTCTGTTGTGGTTACGTTGAATACTTTTAACAAGCCCTGAGCGGCTGTGTTACGCTTGGGACTATAGCTCACCAAGTTTGCAAGACGAACGACTGAATCACGTCGTTCGGCAGTATCTAAATAGTTTTCACGAGTGTTAAGGTCAGTTCGGAATGCAAGTGACTGCCCCATGAACGCAATAATGTCCAAGAGAGCAATAAATTCTGATGATTCAATGTAGTCATTGAATGTTTCTGGATAATACAAACGTAGATAATCTACAAAACTCTTGCGTAGAGTTTCAAAATCGTAGCTTTGAAAGTCTGCTTCTCTATACGTTTGATAGATTTGCTTCCAATCTTCTACGCCAAAAATTGCCGTTTGTCTAGTGGTTGTTGCCATTGTTCTGTAACCCTTGTGTCGCTAAAGTATTTATGGTTACTAAAAACGGCGTAGTTATACGTAGGTGGCCACTCGCTGTTGCTGGTCAAAGAAAATGCTGAGTATTTCTGCATTTTGTGTAGGTACTACCGAGAGCTGTATTTCAATTAATATACCATTTTCTTGTGGGTATGTTTGTATATCACTGATGTAGATGCGAGGATCGCCACCGGCTACTCGCTGTATTTCTGCTTCTATTCCGTTTTGTGTTTGTGTTGTTTGTGGTTCAAACAAATAATCCCAAATTACAGTACCGTAGGCTGGGCGGCCAGGTAGTTGCCCTTGTCGGATATTAAATGCATTCAACAGATCGCGTTTGATTAGATCAAAGTCCGTTAATGTAAACTTCTTGTATTGTCTAATGGTATTGAATCCGATGAATGTAGTCATGACAATATTTATATGCTTTGTAATGCGGCATTGAATCGGCGAATATTTTCAATTTCGTTGTCTAGAAATTCAATCAATGCCTGAGCATTTGCAATTGCTAATTCAGCTTTGGTAGTGAGTGTTTTAGAGGTAGTTGCCACTGATATTGCTATCGAAGTCAAACTATCAATAATTGGAGTAACCTCAGATTTTAATGCTGTTATTCGTGCTTCCCTGGCATCAACTGTGTCTGACAGCATGGGTTCAGCAATGATAGCATTGGCCTTGGCCTCAACATCACTCAATTGCTTGTTCAGTGTTTTTAATTCTTGTTCAACTTCAGGATTTGGTGTTCCTTTGTTGTAATTCAAGCTAGGAATCTTATCGTTACCTATCACTCTGCCAACTGCGGCATTAAGAGTTGTTCTGTTAATTGTTCCCACAGATCCTGTAACTTGTTTGATATTTAATGACTCGTTGGCTATTTTTTCGTCCACTAGATTCACAGCAAATGATGCATCTTTGGCTGTTTGATTAAACTTTGCAACAAGGTCCGTGGGTAAGTTTGTTGTCAGTCCTTTGGCCCAGGCAAGAGTGGCTGTTACATCTTTGGCTGCATTCAATGCAACTCCGCCAAGTACTGTTGCTGCCAATTGTCCTACAGGAAGTCCCAAAGATTTAACTTGATCTAATCCGGTGGCCATTAATGTCTGTTGTACTTTGCTTTGTGCCGCAGGATTAGTCAACATGTTTTGAACTTGATTAACTCCATCTTTACCTGTCCACACTGACGGGCTGTTCAACACACTGGTTATAGAATTTTGTCCTGAAGAAATATACTTAGATGCAATTCCTGGTTTGACATAACCTGCTTTTTCTAACTGATTAACATCAAGTCCAAAATTACCAGCACCCCCAAGATTGCTCACAATTGATGACGGCTGCGCCAGTAGTTTAGTTGCCTGAGCCAAAGTACCTGTTACCTGTGTGGGAGTCAGGTTTCCAATGCTGCCAAGTGCCGGTAATGCTTTCACAAAGTTGCCTGGGTTGATTCCGTCAGTAACACCAGTCTTGGTCAGTGCAGATGTTATGCCATTGGTTGCTTTGGCCACAGTGGCGCCCGCACTACTGAGTCCCGAAGTCAATTGGGATTGAGCAGAAGTTAACCCTGCTGCCACTTGAGTGGCTGCATTTAGCACGTCACCAGCTTTGAATCCTGTTAAGCCGCCAGTTTTAACTTGCTTTTCAAATATAGCTTGTGCCTGCGCTTGCGTCAGGGTGGCTGGACCAGAAATTTTAAATGTTTTTGCACTATCAGCATCTGCTGGGGCGCCGGGCACTTGATCAATATTAAATGTAAATGTTCCCATGTTACTCTGCCTGTATTTCTACACCTTCGGGCACAGGTTCTGCTCCCGGTGGCGGTGTTGGTTTGCCTTCTTCAAGACTTAGTTTGACATCAACGCCTTCGTTGTGATAACTGTAGGGTTCGTGCGTGGGTGCTCGGCTCACAATACTCTCTAGTCCGTCAGCCAATGTTTTCCATCCTGTGCTGGTATTAAATTCTGTATCATCCATTACAGTTTTAACCACAGGTTTTGGCGCAGTAACCGTGGCTGCTGTTGGTCCGTTCAGATCAATTCCTCCTGCAGAAAATGTCAATGTACTACCGCCTTTCCAAGATCCGTTGGCACTGTCTAGTGCTAGAGATCCATCTGCTTTGACGCCAATGTAACTTTTACTATATAGAGTTAAATTTTCTTGTGCTGTGGCAGTGAAATTTATTTCTGCTTCTAGTGTGATGTTTTCTTTGGCCTTGGCGGTGATGTTGCGTCCTGCATACATGTTGATATCTCGGTCAGCATGTAAATTGATATCGCCACGAGTGCGAACGTTTACAGAGTTAGTAGCAAATACATCCACTGTGCCTTCTGAGCCAAACTCTAACCATGTAAGCCCGTTGGCATGTGTGATGTAGAAGAAGTCTCCCGAATCACTCATGGTGATTTGATGCCCTTTGGCTGTGCGGAGACGGAACAAAGCATTATCGCCGTCCATGTCGCCGTCATCCATGACCAATGTGTGTCCGCCCATGCGACCAATGACCTTGACATCTTGTGGTTTCAGTGTGCCAGCATCAATGCGATCTCTAATTTCGCCTGGCTTGATACCGCCTTGATAAACTGCCACTCCTGGGGTGCTCACACCAAAAACTGCACTAGGTGACTCACGTTGACAACTACTGGCAATAGGTCCGCGCTCAGGATCGTCAATCAAGCCCTGTTGAAATAATGCGGCTGCCACAACACTATGCACTGGTTTTTGTTGTTCAAAAAATCGTGGGTTGTTGATTACTCCAAGATTGGTGTCGTTGATTTCTGTTACAGGTGCTTGGCTTGCTTCTGCCAGGTATACATTCTGGTTTTCGTTTTGTGGCACAAATTTTGTTGCAGATCCAATTGCAGGAATCATATGGTTAATACCTTGTTCAGGTACTACACCAATATAAAAACCCTGATCTCTGTCACCGTTGATGAATACACAAACAACCGTAACGCCTAGGTCTGGGGGAGTAAACCACATGCCATAACTGTTTCTGTTGCCAGGGTATGTGCCTGGGCCTGTGCTGGTTCCTGATTTAGGGGTAGCGCCATAAAAGCTAGGCAAGTAGTCTACTGTGGTCCACTTGGTGTCATCAGTCATGTCGCCATCATTGAAGTTGGTAATGAACACTTGTAATCGTCCTGCTCGCGTGGGGTCAATGTTGTTCATTACTATGCCCAGGAACGGGCCATTTTCTGAAGGATATCCTCCGCGGTCTAATTTATAATTTCCGGGACGTCCACGACTGCGTTGTGTATTTTCTGCCATTGTAGGTCCTTAAAAGTCTTTCCAAATAGTTTGCACAGTTGAATCTGTTTGTGGCTCAGCATTGGCATCAATAAAATTCTGATCCACTCCCATCTTTAGTGGTGCTAAAAATGCATTTAGGCCAATGTCTTGTCCATCACTGCTGGTGGTGGAATTTTGCTGTGGCCCCGGTGCCGAGTCATCATTGGGTGTGGTGCTGGTTATTCCTGTGTCGGTATTGGTATTATCAACTTCTGCTGGCGCAGAAGTTGTGCCGCTGGTTTTCGCAGTTGATTGTGTATCCTCGCCGCGGCCGTTGGCTCCGTCGTTGCCAACAGCGTTGCTTGGTTGTGTTATTGCATTTTTTAAATTTTCAACTGGATAGTAATACAGTGACCCGTCGATGGTTTGTTCAAACCTACCTTGACGGAATTCT